GATCCGCGGGCTGTGGGCGCACCAGACGCAAGGCTCTGACTTCTTCGTCGTGTCGGGCAACGAGGTCTACAAACTGTCCTCGTTGACCGGCACGCCGGTTTTGCTGGGGGCGGTCAATGGCACCGGGCCGGTATCCATCGCCGACAACGGCGACCAGATCATCTTTGCGTGCAATCCAGACGCCTTCGTCTACACCGAATCCACCAACACGTTTGTGCAAGTCACCGATCCTGACTTCCCCGGCGCGGTGACGGTCGGCTATCTCGACGGCTATTTCGTGTTCAACCCGCCCAACAGCCAGCGGCTGTACGTTACCAGCTTGCTGGATGGCACGCAGATCGACCCGCTGGATTTTGTCAGCGCCGAAGGATCGCCAGACGGCATCGTCGGCCTGATTGTTGACCACCGCGAAGTTTGGGTGTTTGGCACGGACAGCGCCGAAGTCTGGTACAACGCCGGCACGGCGGACTTCCCGCTGGCCCGCATCCAAGGCGCGTTCAACGAGATCGGCTGCGTCGCACCCTACTCCATCGCCAAGGTGGACAACGGTGTGTTCTGGCTAGGCGCTGACGCGCGCGGCCAGGGTATCGTCTACCGGGCAAACGGTTACGTTGGCCAGCGCGTGTCCACGCACGCAGTCGAGTGGCAAATTCAGCAGTACAGCAATATGTCCGATGCGGTGGCTTACACCTACCAGCAGGACGGCCACGCCTTCTACGTCCTGAACTTCCCCTCGGGCAACACGACGTGGGTGCTGGATGTCGCCACCGGGGCTTGGCATGAGCGGGCCTATTTCAACCAAGGCGTGTTCTCGCGCCACCGCGGCAACAACCAGTGCAACTTCCTTGGCAACATCGTCATCGGCGATCACCTGAACGCCAACATCTACACCTTCGACCTGACCACCTACGCCGACAACGGATCACCGCAGAAGTGGCTACGGTCGTGGCGGGCGCTGCCGACCGGCCAGAACAACCTGAAGCGCACGGCGCAGCACAGCCTTCAGATCATGTTTGAGTCTGGTGTGGGTCTGTCGGGCAATGACCCGTTTGATGTTTTCACTGAACTGCTGCTGGCTGAAAACGACGACCTTCTGATCACAGAATCAGGCGACTACATTGATGTGATCTCAACGAACGTGGTGACCGTCCAGGGTGCCAACCCGCAAGTTATGCTGCGCTGGTCGGATGATGGCGGCCACACATGGTCGAACGAGCATTGGGTGTCTATCGGCAGGATCGGTGGGTACGGCCAGCGCGCCATCTGGCGCCGCTTGGGCATGACGATGAAACTGCGCGACCGCGTGTACGAGGTGTCTGGCACTGACCCGGTCAAGCTGGTCATCATCGACGCCGAACTGATGTTGAGCGGCACCAATGCCTAACGCCGTCAACATCACCAACATCACGCCGCCGCGTGTGCCAATGGTTGACCCGAACACAGGTTTGGTCAGCCGCGAATGGTTCAGGTTTTTTGAAAGCCTGTTCCGGCTGACCGGCAGCGGGCAAAACGACTTCACGCTGCAAGACTTGCAACTTGGCCCTGACGGCGATGCTGCGTCGCTGGCGGCGGTCTTGCAGACCGAAATCCAAAACCTGTCCGTGGCACCGCCGAACACGCCGCAGTTGGTTCACCACCGCTACGGATCGTTCTACGACACCACCACGCAGACGGCGGCGGCTATCAACACCGCCTACGCCATAACGTTCAACACGGTTGACCTGTCGTCTGGTGTCACCCGCGGCACGCCTACGTCGCGCATCTACGTTGACACGCTGAACGTCTATAACGTGCAATTCTCCGCGCAAGTTGATAAAACATCTGGCGGCGTCGGGTTGGTCTGGATTTGGCTGCGTAAGAATGGTGTGAACGTGCCAGACAGCGCCGGCCAAATTCGCATACAAGGCAATAACGCAGAGGTTCTTGCGGCGTGGAATTACATCATTCAGTTGAACGCCGGGGATTATATCGAATTGATGTGGGAAGTGGACGACACATCGGTTATCCTTCTGGCAGAGGTTGCGTCCGCCGTGCATCCGTCCGTTCCTTCAATCATCCTCACCGTGACCAACAACATTAGCTCAGATGGGAGCTACTAGCATGACCGTCCTTTCCCCTTCACCCAAAGCGCAGTTTCTGGACGCCTCCGGTGCGCCGTTGGTCGGCGGCAGGGTCTACACTTACGCCGCCGGCACGACCACGCCGCTGGCGACCTACACAACCGGCGCTGGCACGGTGGCCAACACCAACCCGGTGATCTTGGACTCCCGCGGCGAAGCAAACATCTGGTACACCACCGGCACCTCGTACAAGGTTGTGCTGGCTGATTCGGCTGACGCTTTGATCTGGACGGTGGACAACATCGCCACGATTGGGTCGCTGGCATTCCAGAACGCCAACGCCGTAGCCATCACTGGTGGCACCATCGGGGCGGGCGTGACCTTCAACGGCAACACCACTGGCACAGCGTCCAACGTCACCGGCATTGTCGCGGTTGCCAACGGCGGCACCAACTCAACCACGGCTGCCGCCGCCCGCAGCGCCCTTGGCGCAGCGGCAAGTGGGGCAAACACCGATATCACGTCGCTGCGGCAGAGCGTGGCAATTGTGGCCTCTGGCACGGTCGGCGCTGAGAGCATCGGCTACCGCGGCGCACCGCAGAACGCCCAGACGGCAGCCTACCAACTGGCGCTGACCGACAACGGCAAGCACATCTCGATCACCACCGGTGGCATCACGATCCCGGCCAACAGCGCAGCGGCGTTCCCGATTGGCGCGACGGTCGTCATCTACAACAACAGCGGCAGCAGTCAGAACATCGCTATAACGACCGACACGTTGCGGCAGGCTGGCACGACCAACACCGGCACGCGGGCGCTGGCCAACTACGGCCTGGCGACGTGCGTCAAGGTGGACACGACCGTGTGGGCCATCACTGGCGCGGGGCTGACCTGATGAGCGGCGCGGTATTGTCCTTGCTGGGTACGTCGGGTGGGGCGGCGTCTGCCGTGACCATCACGGTCAACCCGGCGACGATCACGGGCATCAATATCAGCAGCACCGCGTCGGCGCAGTACCAGCTTAACAGCGGCGGCAACGCATTTGAAATCGTCAACGGTGGGTTGGCTACACTGCTGTACGCCTGGTGCGTCCCAGCAGCCCAAGCAGCCAACTACGAAGTGTACGCCAGCTTGGTGTCAGGGTCGTTGAGCGCCGGCAGTTCAGCCACCGACACTTGGTTGGCGCTGACAACGACACGCAATTGGCTGGTCAGCACCACCACCCTTAAATATGCAACGATCAATGTCGGCATTCGGCGCGTTGGCACCACCACCATTTTGGCGTCGGCGGACATCGAACTAGCCGCCGAAGCAGTATAAGGATAGGCCATGTCTGTTACCGCCAAAGCCCTGATCCCGGCCAAGGTCGCCGAAGACACGCAGTCCACGCAGTACACTGCGACCAACGTGACGACGATCATCGACAAGTTTACGGCGACCAACTACGGCGCGTCCGCTGCGGCGATCAGCGTCAACCTGGTGACGGCAGCCGACACCTCTGGCACGCAGAACCTGATCGTGAAGACCAAGACGCTTCAACCATCCGAAACCTACACGTTCCCGGAACTGGTGGGCCACATCCTGAACTCGAACGGGTTCATCTCCACATTGGCGTCCGCGCCGCTGACGATCAACATCCGCGCGTCAGGACGCGAGATTAGCTGATGGCCACCGTAGTCCGCCCTATGGTCGAAGAAGACCTTCCGGCTTATGTCGAAATGGCGGCGGCGTTCCACGCCAATATGCCGGCAAGTGGCATCATTCCGTTTGACCCAGACGGCACCGCGGCGTTCTTGACGAACTTGATCGACAAAGACAATTTCTTGGTGCTGCTGGCGGAAGTCGATGGCGTGCCTGTCGGCATCGCCGGGGCGGCGCTGTACCCCATGTACTTCAGCCCCGGCAGTTCTGTCGTGCAGGAGATGTGGTGGTGGCTGGCGCCGAAGTGCCGCGGCAGCGGGGCGGCGCAGAGTATGTACAAGCACATCGAAAATTGGGCTGTCGAAAATGGCGCGGTTGCGGTATTTATGATAGCGTTGCATGATGTGAATGTCGAACGCATGGCAAAAATGTACGCTCGATCCGGTTTCCGCCCGATGGAGCGCACATTTATAAAAGGATTGGTGTAATGGCTGTTGCCTCCGCCCTTATCGCAGGAGCCGCCGCGCTCGGTAGCGGCGCAATTGCCGCCGGCGGCGCCAAGAAGGCCGCCCG